GTCTGCCTTGCTCGCGCCCGGGCGTCGCTACGCGCCCTCTTCCCGCTGGGGGGTGCTGTGCACCGTATCTAACATCCAACCAAACCTGTGTTAAAGAACAACTGCAATTCAGGGATTTCAACTAACCCTGATCGACTGCTGATGGAATCGATCTTCCTTTCTATGGCTTTAACATGTTCAAGAGTAATGCCATATCTACATTGTAAGTAGAAGCAGTAAGCCATATAATCGTCTCTCGGAGCCCAAACACGACCATAATCACTGTAGTAATTGTAGTCGGTTCTAGGTCCTGCTTTCCCAAGAGCGATCATCTTACGTCCAAGTTTCTCAAATATTGGGAGACCTTTCGACCAAGCCAAAAGACTGTGTCCTTTGGCGTAACATAGCTGTTGAGCTACATCATCGCCATCTGTCTTAAGAAGCTTAGTGGAATAGGAAGTTGTCTGGAAAACTCTTTCTGGGATTCGTGTCATTCTCAATCTAGCCTGATCTGTATAAAAGAAGTGGCAACTCAAGAAATCAAGCTGGGTTATGCAACCCCACTCCAATTTCTTGCAGATTTGCCCGAGTCCCTTTCTCTGTTTGTTCTTATTATCAGCAAACAGAATTTTGACTACTCTTTCAACAGCAGGGCGGTATTTCTGGTTCATACCAATGAGCACGTCGTCACCTTTAACCCTTAAACAAAATTGATGTTCCGGCACTTCAGCCAGGTACATGGTAAACTTCCAATATGAAACCATCAATTCGGTGTTCATCTCGGTCGTCCATCCATCTCCTGACTGGCGAACATTGTTTCTGTAGGTCAAGGCCCCTCGGTCGACCGACACTTTTGCTACTAACGAATCACGAAGAATTTGTTTTATCTCATTCTTGTCAAAACACGCGTCCATTGTTACATGGGACGAGTCCAACAAGGTGAAATAGAAATCGTTTATAATAGCATTGTGCATGGGTCGTTGAGTCATGTCAAACCCTGAACCATCTGCAGCCATCCATATAATGTTAGGGATGTCTACAGTAGCTAATTCAAAGTCCTGACAAATTTCCATCCAATTTTTCCTCCCGCAATAGTACTTGTTGTACTTATGTGCCATTTCCTCCACAATATTTATAAAAGCATTAGCAGCAACTTTCTTTCTGTCAATGGGGCCACAAATCTGCCTCTCTTTGACATCGTTTATTGCTTTATTTTTGTCATCATGTGTAACACTCGTGAACTGCATTTCTATTTTAGCAAATGCTTCATAAATGCAAGAAACCTTTCCTACGTCCATGTTCGCGGGGTTGGCCGCCTTCCTCATCTTCTCCTTGTATTTGGAGTCATAGGCAGGGCGTTCTAACCAACCTTCAAACGAAACATGGTAGTCCTCTTGTAGGTATTTTGATAGGAGGTACGGTTTATAGGTTTCTTTCCACCAGTCTGTAAACACACTGAAGATAGCTTTATCTTCATATACGCTGTTTGAACAAGACCTGATACTCGCAGCTAGGGCGGTTCGTGGACAATGATGTTTTATTGTGGGTGTCTGGTACAATGGGTAGTACAACAAGCAAAATACTTGACGGGCTCCAATATGTCCATCCTTATCGCACACCAACCTTTGCAGGTTGGCGAACTCACGCTTACCTTTAAACTGATGGTCCATGTCGTCGTTTACCGTCCGAAGATCTAATCTAGCATCATCGGTGACGCAGGTGCTTTCCAATTCAGTTATTGAAGTAAGGTGGTTCTCAAAGGGTGTGCGGGCTCCTTAGGCAAAGCCTGTCTGACCAAGTGCTTTGTCGAGTCGTTTTCGTTCCTGGCACTTGATCACGTAGGCTATGGTCACGGCTTCATATGCAGAATACTGAGCAGCAGAATTCTCTTGAACATAATTAGAAGCTATCATTTCTAATTGCTTCTTATCTTTCTTGCCTGCTATCCTTGCATACAGGTCGTTTACTACTACTGTAGGTGCACAGTAGTTTGACGTGTCAACCTTTGCTCCAACCGACCACCACTTAGTGTGTGAAACTTGCATATTGACGAATTTTACCTTCCTAAATTGGTCAATAAGAGACTGTGTCTCATAGAATTTAACGTTAGAATCGCGGTTAACTTGATCATACAATTGTTGCAATATTGTCCACGAGTTTGCTAACGTTTTCTGGCGAGTTTCAAAATCCACTAACTCATCTCCTAGCTTCATCTTTCTTTTGGAATATTCTTCAACTAGTTTGAGAGTGGTGTCCTTCTTATTGTCGTCGCATGCGTGCTTGAAGGTGTAACCGTACATTGAATCTATCTTGGGAGGGTGAACGCAGAAAATAGATGTATTTTCTGTCAAGCCTTGTTTCAATGTTTCAGGGGTTGCAGCTTCATAGGGATTGCCACCATAAGGAAGAACCGAGACGCCTACCATTCCATTTCTTTCATGCGGTAGCACTGTCTCCTGGTCAATAACATTCATCCTTACCATTTTGTATGGTACGGTGCCGTTCCAGAAGGTATGAAGGGTTTCGCATATAACGATAAAAACTTTGCTTCTTGTGTAATTAATGCGACCTTCGCCTTCTTCGACAACATCCATCGGGACAATGTACTGCCATGATTCCATTCCTCCGGTACGGACAATCTGGTGAGAATACGGAGCAACATTTCCGTTGACCTTAACGACAACGTCCACACCATTTGAACTCCACTTACTTTCTCCGTCGAGGCATTCGCCCCCGACGCCGTGGATTTTTCTAGCATGGTCGTAGTCATTAAAGACAATGTAACCAGGGCCTCCGGACTTATAACCCTGGTATACCATTTCTTCAAAAACTCCTTTGTAGTAGATAGAATCAATCGACATTGTGGATCTAAAGACCTGTTCTTGGAGAGCTTTGACACAAAAATCACAGCGACCATGAAAGTTTCCACCGAAACATTTGCATTCTGATGGCAAATTGAGGGTGGGAGGATCGGATTGTGCTCGAAGTTTGTCTCGGATGTCCATCTCTGGACACATTGCGTGAGTTCGGTCTCTAAGAGGGCCATCAATGGACTCAGCTTCTGCAAGTCGTTTCCTACTGCTACCGATATCAAGGAGGGCTCCGTAGGGTTCATACAAGCAGTGGATAAGGTGGTAAAAGAAAGATCTGAAAGTTGCTCCAACTGGGTGAGGATGGTACTCCTGGCCATTTCCGTAGTATCTGACAGGTGCTGTCTTGTCCTTGGGCAGGACGTCATACTCGTTAGCCATTCTTGGGCCTTCCTGCTCGCCGAATAGATTTCTAAACCATGTTTCAACGGCCTTACGGCCTTGATCCTTGAAATGATATCTGGGTCTATAATATCTAACAGCGCCTCCACGCACATGAAGTGCTGGTTTTCTAGATCTCTCACTTTCCGACTCTGGTCTATCCTGTTGCTGGAATTGAATGATTCTTCTCGTATTCTGTTCAGCAGCGACTCTAAGGGGGTTGGCTCGTCTTTGGGGATGGGGCATACCATCGGCCTTGACTTCCGGACCTTCTTGCCTTTGAGCTCTTGGGACATAAAGGAAATTTGCTTGTTGTTCATATGACATAGGTTGTATTTGTGTGTGTGTATGGGTGTGTAGATTGTTTGACT